TACTAAGATAGAGTTCTTTAGTGCGGAGAGTGCGGATAAGGTGAGGGGGCCGCGCCGTGATGTCTTATTCATAAACGAGGCGAACAATCTCTCCTATGAGACCTACACCCAGCTCGCTATTCGTACTAATGAGGACATATACCTCGACTACAACCCTGTAGCGGAGTTCTGGGTGCATGAGGATGTCATTCCAAACACCGACCATGACTTCCTTATCCTCACGTACAAGGATAATGACGCCCTTCCAGCGGCTGTGGTGGCGGAACTGGAGAGTAGGAGGAACAAACCGGACTGGTGGAAGGTGTATGGGGAGGGTTTGATAGGCGGACAGGAGGGTCTTATCTACCAGAACTGGACTACCATCGACGATGAAATCCCCGCAGGGGCTCGTTTAGAGCGATACGGACTGGACTTCGGTTACACCAACGACCCATCAGCGCTTGTTGCTATCTATTATCACGATCAGGGCTACATACTGGACGAGATTCTGTACCAGAAGGGCCTTTCAAACAAACAGATTGCAGATACTATACAGAACCTCGACAAAGCCTTGGTTATTGGGGACTCCGCAGAGCCTAAATCCATAGATGAGATTCGAGCCTACGGTGTTAACATCCAACCCGCTACAAAGGGGCAGGGTTCTATCAAACAAGGTATCGCCCTGGTACAGGACCAGCGTATCTCCGTTACAAAAAGAAGCCTCAACATCATCAAGGAGCGTAGGAACTATCTCTGGGCCAAGGATAAGGACGACAAGGCAACGGGAGACCCTATCGCTATATGGAATCACGCACTCGACGCTGTACGGTACGGGATGACGTCTATCGTGGCGGTTATTCAGAGAATGGAGTACGCACAGAACATCCCGCGCAGACACACCAAGCGGAAATCAAACCCTGCCCGCTGATTCTTATCCCCACAGCAAGTTTCTTGTTGAAGATATACTTTCCGCATGAAACTGGCCCCCTACCTTCAGGCTCTCTGTAACATTTGTGAGAAGCCAGTAGGTTTTGTAGGTCAACCGATTGCCTACTCATCCCTGGATTGTGGTTGGGAATGTCCGAAACACATAAACAGAAAGTGGAAAAGAAAAATAGACTCTGCTTCCCTTGTGCTACAACGTAGCGACAACAAGAAGTGGAAGCACACAGTGGTATAATGTCTTTGTGACTACTGAAACAAAACAAAAGTACCGCGTGACGTTTGATTGCGGTTCGGAGGTTCTTTCTGGTGAGGGCGAGACGGTAGCAGATGCGCTTAAGACGATGAAGAAACCTACCAAGCTCGTTGCAAAGTCCTTTCTTACACTCACTCACGGCAAGCGAACCGCATCCATGCTGTTCATGCCCGCTCAGGCAAAGCGGTTGTTCTATCCCTTGTCTCAGCTCTACATTGCAAAGCGTTTAGAGCATCTCCTCAAATGAGCCCGCATAACCTCGCCTATGAGCACACACGTACACGGCACGGAAAGAAGGTGTTCGAGGTTAATACCAAGAAGGCGCACTACTTTGGTCTCAACTGGCGGCTGCTGGGCAACTATGGGAAACGAAAGTTTGAGAACCTCATTGTGCTACAAAACCCTACTGACCCCCTGGCTATAATCTACCGCTAACATGCTCCATCACACTTCCATATTTGATTACATAAAGAGCCAAGTAAAAGAGTACGAGAACGGAAACGGTATCGCTCTTCCTGGTGGCTGGAACTGGAGCATGAAGGAAACGATAGACACCGCGTTCCTCTACATCCACTCACAGCTCAAAACCGGCAAGGACGATTTCAAGCCGGTGAAGAACATCATCCGTCCCATCCTAAACCTCCAGCACCGCACAGAGGACATCGAGATGAAGGACGTTCAGATATACGTGGATGACCCATCCAGCTACCACCTCTCCTTCCTTGTGAAGAAGTACCACGACGACGTGTTCGTGAAGGAGGTGGACATGGACACGTTCCTCGACGAACTCAACGTGTCCCGCATTAACTATGGTGCAGGACTTTCAAAGAAACTCAACAACGCGCGACCCGAAGTTGTTCCGCTCCACTCTATCGCCTTCTGTGACCAGACCGACATCCTGTCTGGGCCTATCGGTCTCAAGCACTACTACTCACCTGACCAGCTCAAGGACATGGAGAAAGTGGGATGGGGCGACCCGAAGAACGGGGCAACCATTTCCATAGACGAGCTCCTTTTGGTTGCTCGTGAAGAAAAGGAGGTGGACAACCAGACGGTAAAGACACCGGGCCGATACATCGAGGTGTACGAAATCCACGGAAACCTCCCGGCCACGTTCGCAGACCTCTCCGCTAGCCCTACTGACTACGAGACCCGCCTCTTCATTGTGGGCTTCTACCAGAGTAAGGGCTCAATGGACCGTGAGGGAGTCATCCTCTACACCGCCCTTGAAGATGAGATTCCCTTCAAGATAGTGAAGCGTGACCCGGTTCATGGACGGGCAATCGGCTTTGGTGGAGCTGAGGAGCTCTTCGACTCACAGGTGTGGACAACCTACGACATGATTCGTAAGCAGGAAATGCTGGACGCTGCGTCTAAGACCATCTTCAAAACCACTGACCCTGCGGTGGCGACAAGGAACAACGTCCGCGACCTGGACAACCTCGACATTATCGAGCTGGCTCCCGGAACCGAGCTTTCGCAGGTGGACACCTTCCCCCGCAATCTCCAGCTCTTCAACCAGTCAGTCCAGGAGTGGGAAGCGCACGCTCAGCAGATGGGCGCAGCAACCGAAGCTGTCATGGGAGAGAGCCCTTCGGCCGGCACCCCGTTCAAACTCCAGCAGCAGGTTATTGCTCAGGGCCTTGGCCTTCATGAGTACCGAAGGGGACAGTACGCGAAGCACCTTGAGGACATCTACAACACGTGGATTATCCCGCACATACAGAAAAAGATTACCCAAGGAGCAACGTTCCTTTCCGAGCTATCCCTCGAAGAGATGCAGTACGTCGTGGACAACATCGTCACCAATCTCGCCAACGAGCGGATTATTGACATGGTCCTCGCAGGAGAGACCCCGGAACAGGCCGAGGTAGACCTCTTCAAGGAGCTGGTCCGCAACGACTTCAAGAAGAAGGGCAATAAGCACTTCATTGAAATCCTCAAGGGTGAGTTCCGTGGCAAAGCCTTCAAGGTGAAGGTGACAATCAAGGGCAAGTCCAAGGACATGGGTCAGAGGGCCGATGGTCTCGTGAACGTCTTCCGCCAGATTATCGCAAACCCAGGTGTGCTCCAGATTCCAGCCATCGCTCGCATCTTCAATGACATCATCGAGTCATCTGGCTTCGACCCGGCAGACTTCACGGGTATCACCCAGGCCCAGGTTGACGCAGCCAAACCAACCGCTGGCGTTCCCGGTACTGAACAGCCACCACTCACGCAACCGGCTCTAGCTAACGTCCCCCAGAATGCCTAACGACATCCTCAAAGGTATCGCTGACAATCCCGCGCTCTTCGAGGCTCTTAAGGCTTCTCTCTTCAAGCACTTCTCTCTTGATGTGGTGGATACCGAGCAAACCAACCAGCACATCGGAGAGATGGTGCGTGCGAAACTGGAGGGGCGTGCGTTGTTAGAGGTGGCGTTCCGCGAGATAGAGCGACTACGCACCCTTCCCGAAGTGACAAACACAAAAAATCCCGCACGCTAGTGGTATAATTAGCATATTATCGAAACACGTAAAACAAATTAACAATGTCTAGTTCAATGAAGCGTCTTAGTGAAAAATTGCGTGACAAGGACGCATTAGTTGGCACCAGCCGACTCCTTGTCGCAAAGGCTGTCTACAGCTTCACCGCTGACGGCGGTGAAGTATCGACAATCACGCCAGTGCGAACAGTCACACTCCCCGCAGGTGCAGTGATTGTTGGTGCTACTATCAACACAACTACCGCAGTTACCTCAGCAGGTTCTGCAACGGTCGCTGTAGGAACCTCAGCAGGTTCAGCAGCTAACTCAATCCTTACTGCTACAGCAAAGGCGAGCCTTACTCTCAACGCCCTCATTAACGGCGCAGCGACATTCGCCGCACCCGTAAAGCTTTCGGCAGCCGGCAGCATCACGGTCACGGTTGCAACCGCAGCCCTCACAGCCGGTGTTGTAGAGGTGAACGTTCTGTACTTCGTGTCCGCAGGGTAACCCCCTTCCGTTTCTCACTGTTCGGACGAACAAGTGACTTACCACCACGGTCTCACTCTC